CTCTCCCGCATGTGTAATTACAACAAAATGCCAAAAGCGGATATATGACAACTGCCAACAGTACAGATATATAAATAATAATTAGTATATACATTCAATAGCATGAATAAGGGGAAGGATTTTCAAAAATCCAACCAGCGTGGGTATGTATTGACATTTTTGACTGTGTAAATTGTCAATGCCTATCTTCCTCTGATCTTTGCAGTGTAAGAGTGCGATGCATTTTTGTTCTTGACAATAGCCAGGTACTTAGGCTTACATATGTAATACTTGAAAGCATCTGAAGGGTTCGTGCTTTCCATGGGTAATTTTTTAAGAGGCAAGGTCTTCTCGCTGCTCTTATCCTTCTCAATCATTCCTTTGCTATTTCTTTTAAGCGGTGCTTTTTCCAGGCTACTCTTAACCTCTCTGCAGTTATGCTTATCAATCAATAGCTTTGGTAGGTTCCTGTTAGTTTCTCCCATCATCTCAACACACAAATCAAACTCTTCCTGGTGTGTTACGTTACGTTGGTTGCGTGATTCCAGGATAACATGCCAACCGGTTGGTTTACCATACTCATCTGTTTGAATAGCATTCTTAAGCTTGGATGCCAGGTCTTCATTAGCTTCGTTGTAGTTGTTACCTGCCCGGTCATAGCGCATCTTAAGTATTTTTGCCTGGTGTGGCGCAAAGAAGGCAATGAACTTATCAGCAAGGTGACGGATCCACTCAGGCGATAAGGTATAAAAAAACTTAAGGCCACGGTCAACATGTTCCTGTTCCTGCCCAATGTACATGCTCATCATGTTACCAAAATCAACGCCTGCTTCCAGTGGTTGATCGTGCTGAACATAACGAAGGCCGGAAGATATTTCCTTAATGGTTTCGGTAAGGCTGAATTTGTCGTAATAATCATAATTATATCCATCATCAAAAAAGTGATGTTTGTCCAGGTTACCATAGAACATTGCACCGGGTTCCAGTTTTGATCGTATTGAAAGTACAGATATCTTGTATTCTTCAATCTCCAGGTCTTTATATAAATCGTCAAAGAACTCTTCTGTAAGGATATCGGCATTTACATAACTGCTAACTACATAGAAAAAGGTTGAATTTTTGCGAATTTTACGGAAACGCTCTTCCCATCGTTCAAGTTTTTTATTGACTTTTTCAAGTTCAACGGAATTTTGCTCATTAAAAGCAATATAATGTTCTTTCCGGATATCGTTAAGTATAAAAGCACAATCCAATATCTGAAGGATTTGCTTTTTATTCATTGCCTTTTCCATATCATACATCCAATCGTCTTCATTGTGCATTGGGTTAGCTGAGTCGGAAGTAAATGTCTGGCCACGGTAATAAGGAGAATGCCCAAAACGGATGTAATCTCCACGTATGGCAGGGGTTAATTTATTCAGTTTTTCTTTTTTAAGGTATTTCGATTCGTCACCGAACAGGTGTACATAAGAGTTACCTGCTCCTGTACTAGGCCTGTCCATACTAACCAGGTTAAAAGTGCAGCCATTAAAAACTGAAATAGTGTGTTTATAGGATATCAACCGGTTGTAGGGTTTTTTAAAGTGTGTTGGCGGGGCTTTGTCAACCACATAATGAATGTCTTCTATCCATTGCTTACGTTGCCAACCTTCGAATAATGCTTTGCAAACATTGGTAACCAGGTTCATATAAGTATCGCCAACCAAAGCAAAAGGAGCACGTGGCATATCGAAAACAATATCCTGGCTTCTTTCGGCCATTATATCTGATGTTTTTCCGGTTGCACGTCCGGCAAACAAATACAGATTTTTTGGAGCAATCAGGTCAATCACCATTTTCAGCCAATTGGCATACCGGAGCTCGGTGTTTGAATTATTCAGTTTCAGTGTCTTCCTGGTCGCCATCGGCAAATAATTCAATATCGGTTATCATAGCATCTGATCTGGCTTTGTCTTTTTCCTTTTCAGGGATAGCCAGGCTGTCAATTTGTTGAGCAAGTAAATTGCGGTCTGCCCGCTTACGTCCAATCTTCTCCGGATCGAGCGTATATATTTTGAAAGGCCGTTGGAATAATTCTGGTGGCAGCTCTCTATCGTCTTGTAGATCGAGCTGACGCATTCGCGCTGCAGCATCAACTATTTTTTTGTAAACTTCAAGGTCGGCTACACTGGTAGATGCCAATAAAGCAAGGTCGGCAGCCCTATCAAGACGTGCGGCATATACGTTTCGCCAGGTTTGTTTTTTTATTTCGTTATCGGCATAAAATAGGTTGATTGCTTCATTAAATCGCTTTTTTGCAACATATTCTGAAAGTCCAAAAGGTGGTTTTTGCAAGAAATTTACAATAGAAGGGATGCTTTGATAACGGTCGTACATGGAGCGGATTATCTCTAACAGGCGTACATATTCAATCAGTTCGTCCGGAAGATCTCCCTGAGCTCCAGTCTCTATAAAATGGAGAATTTTTTCATAATTGAAATCATCAAGATATCCCATCGATCATTTGCTTTTTAAGAAGTTCGAATTGTTTGCGCTGCTGAACTTTATCAAGGCGCTGCGATGCTGTAATATTTCCTGATTTTGCAGATTCAAGGGTTTGCATGTCCACTTCTGCCCTGGCAATTAAGATACCTCTTTCGTAATGATAGCGAACATAGCTTCCTTTGTCGTTATATAGACCAACGAATTCTTTTTCCGGTATATCCAGGTACATAGCAATTTCTTCAGGTGTATAATTAAGTCCTGCCAATTCCTCAATAATTTGGGACTGATCTTTTTTAGCCGGTAAAATTTCGTCCTGCATTTTTTATAGAATTAAGCCTAAAATTGTACACTTCATTATTATTTAGAAAAATATACTGTTCATGTTGCGCATTTTCAGAAAAGTTGCCACTGCCCTCAATAACAAAATGTTGTTTATTTGCATTTATCAAGGTTACTTTTGAATGATTCCAAACATAATCAACTTTAATATTATTGCCTGCAGTAACAAGGCTATTGAGTAAATCAACAACTTTTGGCATCCTAAACTTCATGCTGTCTGAAATAAATATATGAACGTGTTCTATTTTTCCGCGTTGCATCCAGCGGATGATTGAATTGACTATTCTTGTGTTGATGCTGTAAGTTGAAAACACAAGGTTATCAATTCGCCCTGTTTCATTAATAACAAAAGGGATGAAAGTAAATGCATTGAAGCTGTTGAGTGTCCACAAAAAAAGAATTTCATCATGTGCCGGGAGTTTGCCAATAAGCTGTTTAAGGGTATTGATTTTAACCATGTGCATTTTAGCAAACTTGTAACTGGCAACATCATCGGTATTTTTAGTAATTGGTGTGCTGTTCTTTTTTATCGCTTCAAGCGAAAAATATTTATTCATTTCCTGGTTTCGATAATCTTTTCTACCTCAGTTAATTCCCAGTTGTATTGATCTATGGCATCCAATTTCTTTTTATTTAAATGTGGTTTATCTTTCTTTTCAATCTCATGTTTTTTGCGAAGAATATATTTTTTAAGATTATCCTTACGAATTACCAGGTCTTCGGTTTTCATTTTTTGTAAATCATTAATCATCTTCATTTTTTCAAAAACAGGATGTTCGCCAAGTACTTTATGATGTTGTTTAAAATACTCAAGTTCCTTATAAATTTCACGGTTAAGCATAAAGTTCTCAACCGTATCGCGAACAGCATTAAACTGTTGCTCAGGGGTTACAACTTCAAATAAGGCTTTGTGTGATTCCCTGTAAGCCCTGAATGCTGTAATTTTATCGGCTACCAGTATTTTCAATTCATCGGGGCATGCCGAATCGCTTAAAAATGGAAATTCGTCGCGAAGCTTTTGTTCTGATTTAATATTAAGTATTGTTTTACGGGATTCAATATCATCCTGGCTACCAACAATAACTACCTTAAGCTTTGCTTCTTGCTTTTCTGGTTTTTTGGCTTCGATTTTTTTTTTAACAGGGTTTTTTAACAGTTTGTTATACTCAACAATATTAATGGCTAACAATAGCCTGAATTCTTCGAGCAATGCCTCGTAATTGTTTTTAGTAAAACCCTGGGTATTAAAAATATTAATATTGGCCCTGTTTTTTCCATAGCGGAAATAAAGCAAAACACCGGTTTTAAACTGCCGGTCGTAAGTAAGCCAATCAAGAAGTTCCTTTTTCATTTTTTTATTACAAAGTTGTAATTACAATTTTAAGCTGAAAAGGACGAAAAAAGCCCCGGTGAAACACCGGGGCTTTTCCCTATTATTAACCAAACTAACTATGAAGAAAATTACGTTCTACTTCTTTCAATAAATACGTCGGCTGCAAATACTTCGAAGGTAATGGTTGCCCCTGCAGTTGAGCTCCATGATACATCGCCTTCAAGAATGAATTCTCCGGCTGCATTAATGGTTGAAACTTCACCTCCTGAACCTATCAGGGTAATGATCATTCCTGCAGTAGCATCATCTAGGCTGGTTATTTCAACAGCTGCTGCGTTAGTAGCCGGAATTACATACCTGCCTGTTCCTGCAGCTACTGATGGAGTTGTATCGTCGGCAGCTATGGCGTTATCGGTGGCATAAGTCATGGTGCCATAGTAATGTCCAATAACAGGCCCTTTTTGGGTGCTTTCGAGCGAAATCATAGATGATATTTTATCCTTGTTTCCCTTAATGGTTGGCGTTAACTGAAGCGGGGCTGCTTCGTCACCAAAATACAAGGGTGTGGATCCGTCGGCAAACTCAAGAATAGCTCCTAAATTTTCATTGAGGTTATTTTGGATGAATTCAGCAAGTTCAAGCTCATATCCCGGGGCGTCGCCAACTAATTTCTGAACAACTGCCCTGGCATCGGCATCACCTTCGGCGGCTCCTTCAAAATCAACAGTTCCCGGAGTTACTTCCAGTTTTATCATGTTTTTATTTGAAGACATTACAATATTGTCGGTAATTTTTACGCCTTTGGTATCACGTGCAGGAAAGGTTGAAACATCCCTATGCTGAAAAATGGTTAAAATGTGTTTAATTGGTTTATAAGCCGGTGTAGGTACATCCTTTTTTAATACATCAATTGGCACATATGACATGATAAATGCACCCAACGCCGAAAAAGGAATGAACGTAACGGCAAATAAAACGGGGGTTATTATTAAGGCAGCCATGGGCATGCCAATGCTAAATGAAAAAAGATTCCCGATAAACACGGAAAACAACAGTGCTGTTAATATTCTGATTATTTTCATGATTTTTTGTTTTTATTGTTTTCTAACTGTTTTTTTGGTTCCGCATCTACGGTACCGGTATCCTGGGTTTCGCCAGTTTTTGTCTTTTCTGCTTGTTTTTGCTTTTCCAATAATTCTGCAGCTATTTTTTCTCTTTCTTTCATAACTATTGAAGGGTCAACACTAACAAGCCTTGCAAGTTCAGCCTCAAGTACCTTTTTATTATTAGGTGTTTCGCCACCAATAATAAATTTGCTCTTTAATTTTGCTTCAAGGTCAAATTCCAGATAAAGGGCAAGCCCTTGTCTGTAATTTTTGCTTTTGCCGGCAAACCACGCCTGTATTTTTTCGTTATTAACTTTAGCCATTTTATAAAGGATTTATCCCCCCGGATTACTATGGCCGGGGGGAATATTTAAATTAAGCGTTTCGCTCTATTTCAACATAATCATTATCTGCACGGCAGTATAACTTAATCCAATCACCCAAGCCAAGTGTCATTGCTGCTGTAAGATCAAAGTTACCTGCATCGGCAATGGTGGATGAATTTGTGTCAGATCCTCCATAAATGGTGTAGGTTACGCCTACGGTTGGATTTACCAGATCAGTAATGGCAGTTGCAACGGTATTGGCAGAAGTAATGAATTTTGTTCCGCCTGATACATCCGGAGTTACATCGTCGGCTGCAATTACAAGAGCATCTGTTGAAGCTGTAGTACGGGCAAGGTCAATGATGTCGTTGGCTGCCCTTTTGTACAGGGTTATGGTATCATCAATATCCGGAGACCAGGCTTCAGACATAGCAGCAAAATTACCGGCTTTGGCTATGGTTGAATTATAGGCATTGTCGCTTCCGCATTTTAGTATACAAGTTTCCCCAATGGCCAGGTCGTCAATATCGGTTATGGCAGTTGCCGCAGTATTTACTCCGGTTTTAAGCGAAGTATGAACACTTACTGTAGGAGTGGTATCGTCGGCATCAACAGAAATGAAATAAGTTGATGGTTCATCAACATCATTACACCAGATCATTTGATGTTCGTAATCCTGTTCTGAAGCAGAATCAAACTTCTTACCAACCAATATTGCTGCTGTACCTTCTCTCCAGTCTGCCCATACCTTTAAGCTACGGTCTTCCTGTTCAAAGTTAAATTTGTACATTTCACCTGGCTTATCTTCAAAGAAGCGGATATTTCCATCAATAGTCCAAACTACACGTTTTGAAACTCCCATAAAAGGCAAACCAACTGTTTTAATTGATTTGATAAATTTTACCTTTTCCTCAGGGCCTGTGTAATTCGAATTAGATCCGTAATTGCTTTCAAAATTCTTATCGTAATAGATTTTTGCATCAGCGCTCATGTAACAGATCAATTCACCCGTGTCGCGAATATCCTGAGGGATAAGCATTGAGCCTTCAAAAATATACTCAACAATATTGGAAGTGGTCCATTCACCCAGTTCAAACGCTTTAATTTGGAAAGCAGCAATTTTCTCTTTAATGAATTTCCTTAATCCGGTGGCAGCGTTAATAGCAGCTCCGGCAACACCAGTGGTTGGAGCTTTATAAACGCCGTTCATTCTTCGGTTTTCGCGTTCGTTATGCAGTTTTTTAGCAGTTTCGCCAAGTATGTACTCAATAAAACTCCACTTCATAGCGTCAGCACCTTCTCGGTTCAAATAACCTATCCATTGTTTTTCAAGCGCTTTTAACTCAGTAAACTTATGATCAAGTTTTACATTGTACATTTTCAAAATCTCAGGCTCCATTTCATATCCACCTTTTGCGGTGTATGTATCCTGAAATCCTTGTGAAAATTCGCTAAGGAAAAGATTAACCAATACCGTTTGATCCTGGTAACCGCTTTCAAGTGGGAAGTATGCTTCTAAAGAAGGAAGTTTGCGTACAAATGATTTTATTGAATCATCTTTCCTGGTACGGTAATATGCGCCAAGATCAGCAGCAAGGCTTGAATAATCAATTGAGCTTGAAGCAACAATTTCGGCACCCAGGGCAGCAGCTGCCCGTTGGTTCCATGGACGGCCTTCTAATTTCATCCAATCTTTTTTGGTTTCGCCAAAAAGAGCAATTGAATGATCAACAGATCCGTCGGTACCTGATCCTGGTTTTTTTGGAGTTGGTTCCGGTTCGGGATCCTGGCTTAAGGTTACAATGGTGGATTGCAGGGTTGTAATTTGCCCTTGAAGTTTTGCTTTATCCGCTTTTTCAGCGGCAGTAAGCGCATGAAGGGCATCAAATTTAGTCTGCAAAGCAGCTAAATCGGTCTGTGCTTGTGCAAGAGCCTGGGCAGTTGCATCATCACCAGTACTGGATGCACCACCGGTACCGCCATTACCTGATTCATGCTTAGCCAGGTCTTCAATAAATTTACTTGTGAAGGCTTCACCAAAATAATTGGTTAGATTGGCCTTTTGTTCGTCGGTAACGATGCTCTTGCCATCTTCACCTTTGGCAAGGGCAGTTATACCCAAAAAAGCCAATACACTTGCGAGAACTTTTTTAAACATTGTATTAGAATTTAAGATTTAACATAATTATAAGCTAAGCCCAAATCGTGGGCGGTTTTAAGTGCGTATTGAAGGGTTCCTATTTCGTGGCATAAGCCAACTCTAATGGCATCTTCAGCATAATAAACATCTGCGCTAAATACTTCTGATCCGGCAGCAATGCCCATATTTTTACTAATTGATGCATGAAAAATATTGTTGATATAATCAAGCCTGGCTTTAATTGGCTCTTCGTTGTTTTCGTCTACCAACTGGCGATATTCATAATCCTTTTTTACAGATAAAGTGGCATATACATCCTTTATAAAAATTCCGAGCTTATCGCGCAAAAATGAATTGATATCCATAATGTTGGTTTTTACTCCTATGCTTCCAATCATATCAAGTTTGCTTGATGCAATAATTTTGTTGCAGCCTGAAATAAGCCACATGCCGGCACTGGCACACATTGAAGAAACAAAACCAACGGTTGGCTTTTCGCATTGAGCAATAGCTTCTGCAGCCAGATCGGTATTATTTACCATTCCGCCCGGAGTTTCGAACCAGAAAAAAAGTGATCCTATTTTAGGATTGTTTTCAGCTTCGCGGATACGATTCATTAACGACATGGTACCTGAATAGCCATATTTCATAATAACACCCATAATCGGTATTACAGCAATTGAGTTTTCAGGAATGTTTGTATCGGTAAGTTCAAATCGGTCAACCGTATTTATTGATGAAGCAATAACATAAGGTTTATGTTTAGCCTGGTCAGTAATAAAAATATTGGAAGAAAGCTCTCCGCGCTGGAGAAACGACAGGATATAAGGAATGAATTTAAGGGCTGTATCCTGGTGGATCAGCCATTGGGCAGATAAAACTTCTTCAACCTTGTCGAACATATTGCACTTTTGACTGCAATATTATAGGCATTAAGAAGCTTTGAAAAGGACGTAAATACTAATATTAAGCTATAAATTAATTAAGATCAATACTTTATTATTGTGGTTATATCATTAAAAAAAGTAGCAACTAATTCATGTGAATCAATGTCAATAAATTTTACCGGCTTCTTTTTATTAAAATCTTTTTTCCCAACTAATCCACAATAGATATATAGATTTTTGCACCAATTCTTTTTGAATTCTTCATCCTTGCCACTCCATAATGCTTCATGATAAAAATGTAATTCGTTAAACTGAAATACTGGTTTTATCAAATTCATTTTAATAAGATTTTCAACGCCTGCAATTTTTTCAAGCATTTTTGAATAATCCGGATTATTATTTTTTTTCATAATATTTAATTAATAGGTTAACTTTCTTCCAACCAAAATGCTTTGTCAAAATCGGTGCGTGTAATTATTATTGAATGACCTGTTTTTTGGTTAATATTTAAATTATCGCTCAGCTCGGCATAGTTTGTTTTGTTACCCATTATTTTAACTTGCCCCGATGAATAAACAATTTTTACAACAATAGGCCTGTTTTCGAGTATAGTAAAGTTAAAAACATTGCCTTCATCTTCGCCAGGATAAAATGCACTTAATTTTTGTTCATATATTTTTCCGGCATTGGTGTCCTTACCCGGTTCAGAATAATTAGCTGATCCGGGAGAAAAATATAAACTACGCCAGGCAGCACCAGAAACAAATGTAACTGTTTTGTGTTTTTTTGTAGTACCCTGGTTTATACTATCAATTTCTGATACAAACGCATAGTAAATTTTTGCGATGGTTTGCGCTAAATTTGTGTTTTTTACCTGTGACATGGCTAAGTTGTTTAATATTAATTGATTGACACATTATTGACAAATGTTTGACACTTTTTGGACAAATAAGCCGAAATAGTGGCAAAAAAAATATTTATTTAGACAGTATTTAAATAATGTTTTTTCTTACTGAAATTCAAGAAGTTATCGTTATTCTCCTTTTTTCTGAATCTGTAAAAATCTTTTATTAATGCATTCCTGGTAATATTTTCGGGATTAATGCTTTTTATTTCCATAAAACGGTCAACGGCATCAATAAAATCTATTCCGCTGCGCATGGCATCCTGAATATATTCAACTAAGCGTGCAGTAAAATGCGCTCTTATTTTTTTACAGAAAATTCGCTGAGAATTAATACTTAGGTAGTTCCTCGATCTTACGTTTAAGTCATTATAATAGGGCAAAATAATTTCCATGCCTTCCGTATTTTTATTAGCCACTTCATAATTCTGTGGCTGTGGTGCAAGAAGTTCATGTATTAATTTACCAGGATAAATGTTTAGTGAGGCAGTTAATTTTCCAAATTCAACATAATCGGGATATTGGCCAAGAAGGAAATCTACCAGATAAGGTTTAATGTTGGTTACGGTAACCGTGAATTCGCTCATAGATAGTTTCTTACAAAGATAAAGCTCCACCAAGACATATACAACAGTTTTTTAACATATTGTTAAATTCTTAACACATTTTTTAGCTTTAGAAATTTTGAAGAAAAAAAGCATACCCCCCCTAAAGGTGCCAAAAAGTGGCAAAATTCTGTAAGATTTAAAAAAAAGCTTCTGTAATGCCCGGTAATTCTACCTTACAAAATTACACAACTGTTTTTAGCGATTTGTAAGATACTTGATAATGAGATAGTTAAAAACCGTACAACTTTGTAATTTTTTGTAATTATAAAGTTATTAAGACTAAATTAAAATAATAATTTTAAAAAATTACAAAATAAAAATCAAGTTGTAAGAAAAATGTAAGACTATAACTAATTGATTTTCTTTAATTTATATTATAAAAATTACATATTACAGTTTTTTTTAATATTTGGGGTTAAAGGGGGAAAGGGCAAAAATGAGCCGCAAAAACTTTTTGTTTGAAGAGCGGTTTAATACGGTATCGCTTCGCGATGATTTAATTAAAAAAGCCCTGTAAAAATTACAGGGCTTTTGGTGCTCTTACATTGATTTGTTTGTTAATAATTACGTATGGTGTTTACGAACGGGTTTATTGTCGCTTAAATTATAAAACGCTTCGTGCTCTTCGAGCTTGGCGAGTTCTGTTTTAAGGTACTTCTTTATCCTGGCGCGTTGATTGTCTGTTAGCTCGCTTATTCTAATATTGTCAAGTATCTTTTCAACTACCGGCCACCTGAAGGGCATGGCTGTATCGTTTATGTTTTTAATTATCTCGTCGATATCAATTATTGCTTCCACTTCCTGATCTACCAGGCCTTTTACTTTAATTTCCATGTTATATAGTGTTAATAGTTATCGTATGCAAATTTTACATTAAACAGGGTTTTTATATTTCCGTGGTTTTTCACTCCATTATAGCTCTTGCCTCTTTCGTTGGCAAAATCAGGTATGGTGGCCATATTTAAATACCTGCCATTTAGTTCAATATTTTGCAGTAAAAATTCGTTTGAAAGCTCCCCATTATATATGAGCTCTTCAATTCTGTTAAGTATTTTTTGCTCTTTTTCAGACAGTTGCATGTGGTTCATTATATTGAATTGGTGTTAGTAGGTAGTTAGCGTTCATTTGCCAACGCTCGGATAATCCTGTCTTAATAATAATCCAGTTTCATCATTAAAATATTCCTTACAAGCGGTGCATTTGAATTTTTGCAACGACCATATATATAATGCTCTTTTTTTACCGCAGATTGGGCATTTTTGCCAAAGCATTGCACCGCTTCCCCATCCACTACCTTTAGTTCTTGCCATTTTATTTGCTGTTTCAACCGCCCACGCTCAAAAACGAAACGCTAACAAGCGGTATAGTTAATGTGCCTTTGAAAGCTTTTAGTAAATTGACAGGCAGGAGGTAGGCACACATAACCATACCGCCAGCCGTTGTGGTGCATTTAGAATTGACGTACCAAAATAACATCAGGCATTTTTAAATCTAATGGTTCTTTACACTGTCTATTAATTCTCAAAAATTCAGACCTAAATAACCCGTAAGTATATTCGTAATTAACAACTTCTTCAACTACTATTATTTCAGTATCATCATCCATTTGGTTTGCCCAAAATGGAGATTTTAAAGAATGCTCCTCTATAAATGAAGCTTTTTTGCCCTTGCATATTTTTTTTGCTAAAGTTGTTTTACCCTCACCAGGTTTTCCTTGAATTGTAATTATCATAATAAAAACGCACCACAACACAGTATAAAATCAAGCGGGGCTGTAGTGTCTTTTTGACCGCTTCGGCTGTTTAAGTTAGTTTTAGCTATCGGGAAGGTGTTTGCCGTTCATTCCCCGCCAGCTTTTATACTCGTCACGTTATAAAACATTAAAACGATTTTACAACACGTGCTATAATTAATGGCGGGTACAGTGCAATTAATCAACATCCTACAAGTTGTTTTTATTTTTTTGCCCGCCCGCTTCGTCTGCTAAGGCAGTCGTTTGGATTTCAGTCTGCCAGGTTTCGATGTGCTTAACAAGGCTTGTAATTTCTGCCTTGTATTTTTCAGGTATTCGATTTTTCCTAATATTCATCCGAGAACCGGAAAGGAGCCTTGAAAGCTCCCCCCAGTTGATTAAATCTTTTGCGCTCATTCCATTTTCCAATTTACTGATTCTGAAATTGCTTCGTCTAACGTAAATTGGTTTTTAGGGTAAATTGATTCTCCTAATCCTAATTTTAAATCAATGTAAAAGTTTTCTTCATCTTGCATTATTTCAGCATTTTCAAAACCCTTGATTGTTTTTTCGATTTTAGTTTTCATTTGTTTTGATTTTTTAATATTACCATTTATACATAAAGTCGTATTGTTTTTTTGCTTCTTCCAAGGCTACTTCACCAAATTCAACAACAATTTTTTCAGAAATAAAAGAGAAAGAAACTTCTCCGTTTTCATCCATATTGTCCATTACTAATTTTTCAACTCTTCCTTGAATTTTTGTTCTTGTGATAATGTCTATAGTTGTCATTGTCGTATGTTTTAATTGTTATTAATTATGAAGTAAAGATAACCACGTTTGTGGCAATCACCAAATATTTATGTAATTATTTTCCACATTTGTGGTTATTTATTTTAATTCTAAATAAGAACAAAGAAAAAGCCCGCCCTAAAAAAAATAAAAACAGGGAACGGTAGTATTTCAATCAAGGTTTCCGGGTTCAGTCCGCCACTAATCATAGCACCACCGTTATCGGTCATAGGCTGCTAAGCCATTCTGCCACCTTTAAACTTTTTTCTGTTTCAGAATCTACCAATTCATTTAACTTGTCATTCCTTTCCATGTATGGATCTACTTCACGGTTTTTAAGCATTGCACATAAGTTTTTTACAGGAGAGAGTTTATTCCTTATATCCGCAGCCAACGAAACGTCAACATTCAATAAAGCACATTGGTCGTGCGCTTTACAAAGCAATGCGTCTATTTTACTGGCTTCTTCTTCAAGCCAATCTTTGTCAATTTTCATTAACTCAACCCTTAATGATGTCAGCTTTTCAATAGCCTCATCTAATGTTTTTTGTATTTCCATAATCAACGTGCTTTATTTTTTACGTTATATCGCAATCGCTCCGGGCATTGGAGTAACTGAAATATCCAAATAATACTGGCTATCTTCGAACCTTACCCATTCGCCATGCCTGTCTCCTCTATTAAGGCTAATAACATACGCATGTCTTCCTCCTGGTAAGGTTGTAAATGTAACTTCTTTGTTTTGGCTGGTTAATTCAACACCTGTTAAGTATTGTTGAAATTCCTTGATCATAAGTTGTTCTTTAGTAAAACAACATTCATTTGTCCAGGGAATTGCAATTAAATCTAAGTCGCGATTCATTGATCCGTGAACAACTAAGTTATATCCATATTCCATTGCAATGTTTTTCATTTGTTCGTAAAACATGGCGTATAATCCGGGTTTGAAATGTTTTGGCTTTTGCATTGTATAATTATTTAAGGTTTATTCAGAATATTGATATCCGCATATGCCACACTTGAAGTAAGTATGATTGTGATCGCTGCCTTTGTATATAGGAACATGCTGGCAAATGTCCTGCAAAGCTTTTATTGCGGTATTAATTTTAATGAGCCTTTCGGTAAGAGCCTGCTCTTCGTTTTTTAGCATTTCAATTTGATGTTTCATATTAAACTATTAGTTGGGTGAAGTAGTAGTTTTTTATATCCAATAACCGGCATTGTTTTTTAAGTGCTTTTTCATTCAATGATTTTAGCACTATGGTTTTTTGCTTTCTCTTTTTATCCAGATAAAACACAATGAACTTTCTTTTCATAATATTCTACTTTTTAATTGTTGTTTCATTTTTAACCGCGAATGATTGCTTGCTGTTGTGTAATTTAATGTCGATGGCCAGGATTATTATAAAAATGATAAGCAGCACGGCATTAAAATACAGTATTTCAATTATTAGCTTGCGCTGTTGCCGGTCGTGAAGCTTTTCAATATCGTGCATGTTTTTATATGTTGTTTAGGTTTAAAATTTCATCCAGATGTAAGGGTTCATCCTGAATATTTGATTCTCGTAAGGTTATTTTTAGTTTCATTACTTAATTTTGAAAAATTAAAACGGCATCGCATCTTCTTCTTCAGTACTAAGTAAAGCTTGCCCCGGTTTTGATGCTATATAAAAACATTCTTCGGTTTGTCCGGTTGAGTTTAGATGTTTTGTTATGCGCCTTAACTCCCGGTTTGCATCGCCATTGCAAAAACTTAGCGGATTAAACTCGTATCCATAATATTCGCAATACGCCTGTACTGATGTTTTAAATTGCGTTGACTTGTATTTTGATGCCTGGGCACTGGTTAATAATTTTTTAAATTCATTCATTGCCTGGCTTTTTATAATGAAGGTATCGAGGTAGCCTGATTCGGGTGGCGAAACGAGTTCCTTATAATCGTCAGGTCGTTTAACAAAATAGGTGTTTGCCCAAATCCAGAATTCTTCACCTTTGCCAACTCCGTGTGTCATTTGTCGGCGCAATTGTCGTTTTTCAAGATTTTCCATGGGTGGCATAATCTTAAAAAAGCGCATGTTTAGTTGAATGCAATAGGCTGCCAGGTTAAAAAATTTGTTCCATTCTTCGTCGGTGAAATCGTCGTATAAACGGCGGCCAAATTTCATTAATGGCGTGCGGGTTTCAATATAATCGTTGTATTTTGTGCGCTCGTGGTAATAATCGGAAATACCGCAATTAAGCACACGTGCTATGGTTGAGCTGTCGGTATTGTGCAATTCAAAATTTGTTGATATGAGCATTTTTCCACTATCGGGATATTCCAATATTTCACTTGATATGTGTTTTGCATTTACTTCGCGTTTACCGGTAATTTGTGTATAAAAGAAATTGAAGTTTACGTATTCGTCCATGTCGTCGACTTCAATGATGTTGTGAAATTTGGTAAAGCCATCGTATATAAACTGGTTTTCGGTAAGGTTTGGCCTTCGTCCACCAATATAAAACGACGGGCGTATAAACCCAAAACCTTGCGTAAGTACGCTTTTGCCACTTCGCCCGGATGATTTGCCAACCTGGCTAATAAGCATATCCTGTAAAAGGGCTAACCATGGTTTTCCGGGATCCTTATATTGGGTTATCATGTAACCAAAAACATACATGAGGTTTGCCAATAGCAATTTTTCTTCCTGTTTTTCGGTAAGGGTAAGCGTTTGCTTTTTCTCCAGTTCTTTACGCCAATGTATGCGGGCCAGATCGAGAAGGAAACGAACAAAAATAAATTCTTCGTCGTTTATGGTTATCTCGAATTTATCGATATCAGGAAGCTGGCCAATTTTAATATTGATGGCTTCGCGCTCGTCTGATTTTTTTGCTTGTGCCAGTTGATCAAGAAGATCTTGGTAATGTGCGGAAGCATTTACTTCAATTAACGGTTTTTCGATAAGCGATGCATTATGACTTATGAAGTGCGATATGCGTTTGTTGTTTATTTCAAGATTACCGAGAATATGATTTTCGAGCTCTTCATGCTTAATGCGTTCAATTTTTTCGTTGGTAATTTTTAAGGCTACGTTTTTAAACACCAGAGTTTCGTATTTACTGTTGTAGTTTTTAAAGCCTGGTTCAATACGTTCAAGATTATCGGCTAAATCGCTTTCGGTAATTTGATTACTACCGTTTAGTTTATTAAGGATGCTTATTTCATCCATAAGATTTTTGCTTTTTATCCAATCTTTAGTGAAGCGTTTTACAATTTTCTTCATGTCGTCGGGATGGATAAGATCAATAAGCTTGCCTTCAACACGGGCGTAACAGTACCCGGCGCGTTTATGGTATTTGCTGTCCATGGTAAAAAACCCGTTGAGCCGTAGAAAATAATAGAAAAACTCCATGTTTATGGTATAGTTTATTTTGGTTTTTCCGTTACGTTCGTCAAGTGATTTTGACCAGAATTTAGCGGGTTTGGCACGGCGTTTAAGCACTAAGAATTTACGCAGCGTGCTGTCCCAATTGTTGCCGTAAACATTTATGAAGTCTTTTACATCTTTACAGCGATTGCCCCGCCAGTCTTTTTTATAGCCCATATAATCGGGCAGTTCAATGGTAAAAAGATTGATGTGCTGCAAGGCAAGTTTTTGCGATGCCTGGCGACCGGTTTCGTCCATGTCCATAACCTGGTAATGATTTTCGCAAAGGGCATCAACCTGTTTATACTGCTCGTAATCGTAACCGGCTGTTTCGCTGTTTAGCCAATAAACATGAAAATTGAGGCTGGCCACGTTTAGTGCATCGCTTTCGCCTGAGCAACGGATCATGTCCTTAATTTTTGGCTGTTTGTAATCTTTATCTTCGCCATTGTAATTGTAATTTCCGTCTTCGTCGTAATATTCGTTATCGGCATTTTCGAGCTGTTCAAGTCCATATATATAGTTTTTAGGCTTTTCGCCAATATATACAAAGCGGTTTTTCTTCTCCGGATCTAGCGGGCGGTATAGTTTTTTGAACTTGCCATAATCGAATACAAAAATAGGGTAATGCTCGTTAGCTTCGAATATATGAACTACATCGCGATTAAGTTTTTTTGAATTTCCGCAATATTCATATTTTTCAACTGTACGGCAATGAAACCTATCGAGTATTTCTTTTGTAATGTAACGCCCTATTGAATGAAGATCGGTTTCTGAAGGAGTGGTTTTGTAAGTAAAATTGTATTCTCCTTTTTTGTCGGTTTTATCCATTTCGCGAAAAGCATACCCGGGCTTGTAAGATGGTTTTACAAACTGTCCGGCTTCAATGGTACGGCCAACAATAACATCCTGAATAAACTTAAGGGCATCGATATAAACAAGGTTTTCGTTCCATTTTACAAAGTCGACACAATCGAGCCCGTTCACCTGATCCTGGTTGCCAAAATCGGTAATTCGGTACAAGCCTTTATACCAACTTACCCTGGCTGACGCGGTTTTTTCGTTTTTCCGGATTTTAAACGCATGTTTTGAGTTTCCGAAATCAACTTCAGGGAAATAATACTTAAATACATCAAGCCCATTATTGGTGGCTTTGTAAACTTCGTTCTGATCGATATATGTCATATTTTCTTTAACAGGATATATTCAACATTCTGGATTTTATTAAACTCTGTGTAACGCTTAAGCATTACGTTTTGCAATTGGCTGCCGGTAATTCCATAAGCCAGTTTTGACAACGAATCGGGAAGGAAGTGTATAGGATATGTCCAGATGTCGTGTATTTCTGCCTTTATTATGTCTTCGGTTTTGGGGTCTTTAAGCTCAATAACCTCATTGTTATTTATGCGTTCAAATTTACTGAGGCTGTTTTCGGGCAGGGCAATACAAAAGAAGTTGCTCTTTGGGATGCCGTGAGAAATTTGTTTCATATCTGGTTAATTTAATTAATGGGTAAATAGCTAATGTTGTATAAGGTTATTTCAAGTGAACTCGTAGTATTCGTTATCACCCTTGATTATTGTTGTGAATGGAAATTTGTTTTCAGGTACTTTTTTTATCATTTGTATTAAAACAATTGATCCTGTAAATACAATTCTCTTTTCTCCTGATTTCTCAATTTGAAGCGTTAACAATTCAGTTCCAGCTTTTTGTTTTGAGGGTTCTATTTTAAATGCAATAACTGTTATTTGTAAATTAAACAGTCTTGATATGGATATTTTTTCTCCAACAAAAGAGCTTATATTTGGCTTTATTCCAAAGTCTTTAAATTGATGCATTTGATAATAGTTTTTTAATTAAATGATTGGAATTGCAATGTTTCATCCACCCTTTATAAGATGCTATAGAAGCATTATTAGGATTCTTTTTCAACATTCGGGCAAAGTTTTGTTTAATACGTTTTCTTAGTAAAATGTGTGTATGGTAAATTCTATATCCGACAAAATCTATTCCGCGAGAAACTATAGGAAAAACCTGATAATTTTCTTTTATTATAAGTTTCAGGTTGCTTTTTAAATAGAATTTAATTTCTGCCAGAAGATTGTGTAAATATGCTTTTGAATGATGAAGTATAACAATATCATCAGCATATCTGAAGTAATATTTTACTTGTTTGTTTTCTTTGATCCAGTGATCAAAGTAAGTAAGATAAAAGTTTGCTAAATGCTGACTTAAATAATTGCCTATAGGCAATCCATCTGCACTATCTATTATTTCTTCAAGCAACCAAATTAAATCCGCATCTTTAAACTTACGTTTTAAAAGTTGCTTTAAAATATCATGATCTATGCTAGGATAGAACTTTACTATATCCAACTTTAAACAGTAAGTAGTTCCTTTAATATCTTTTAGCGATTTTTTAACATAATTAAGTGTTGCGTGTATTCCTTTTCCTTTTATACAACTGTAAGAATCTGCAGTATAAACTGTAGTAAAAATTGGTTCTAAAATATTCATTATAGCATGATGGGTTATCCTATCAGGAAAATATGGCAACCTATAAACTTCGCGTTCCTTAGGTTCATAAACCTTAAATATTTCGTAATCAGAAGTTTTATAAGTTCTATTTTTTAGCATTTTATGAAGTAATATCAAATTAGATTTTTTGTTTCTGTTGTGTAGTTGCACACCATATTGTTTAGATTTTCCTTTTTGAGCTTTTTTGTCAGCTTCTTTAAGGTTTTCAATGCTTATTATTTTATTATATAAATTTCCTATTCGTTTCATGCCTTTGCTTTATAAAGTCGTTTTCCATTTCTGTACCAACGCCTTTGTTATGTTTGTTGTTTTTTGCCTTGTTGGCAAGGTCTGCGATGCTATATTTTTGCATAGGTGAGAGCTGACATTCGAATTCGTATTCCAATTATCGTAGTCGTTATACCGAAAAGCTGAAGAGCTAGCCCAAAGCATCACACAACCTGTTTTTTTATAATAAATATTCGTTAAATAAGTCAATAAATTGATTGCCAATATATTCTGCTATTTCACTTGAATTAAAGCAAAGGCGAGAGCCGACAGACGAAACCGTAGCCCAATAAGCGCAGACGAGACACCGAAAAGCCGAAGAGCTAGCATCATAATCAAACCAGATTTCATACTTTCTTTCATTATAATTGCTAAAGTCAGGTGTCCATTCTTTACCATTATTTGCAAGTTTATTGGCTGCTCTTACTATTATAACAAGCTTTGCATGTGCAATCATAGAAGCCCTGTCCTTTTCAGGATAACATGAAAAATCAGGAATGACTTGTTTGGGATCTAATTCTAATACTTTACAAGCATCTTCAAACGTTTTTAATTCTTTGTACTTTTTCATTTTTTATAGATTAATTAATTAATTAACATGAATTTTTTGTATAAATCAGTGAATTGCTCACCTGCAAACCTTGCCAGTTCAGAAGATTTAAAGCAAAGGCGAGAGCCGACATCCGAACTCGAATTCCAATAATCGTAGCCGTCACACCGAAAAGCCGAAGAGCCCATTTTAAACCAGGGATAATATTTGTATTGATTATCATTATTCCAATCGGGTACCCATCCTTCATTGAGTGATTTACATAATAATTCAGCTATATATTGATGCTTTAAATGACCTGGTGCATTTTCAAACATTTTATCAATTTCTTTATGAGTAATGTTATTATCTTCCAATACATCGTCAATAGTCCTGATCCTATCAGTTACTTTTTTAATAAATACTTTTTCACCGAAAAGGTTTTCAAGTAGTTTTTTACCATTTGGTTTGGCGTTAAGATGTGCTTTTAAAGCATCTTCTTTTTTAATTTGTAGTGTTTCCATCTTTGTGTTTATTAATGTTAATTATTTTAAATGTTCAATAAGGTTATTAGATTTTGTATTTACTTTTTCCTGAATTGCACCTAGTATTGGCATGGCTCCTGTTGGCCTTATTCCCTTATCATAGTTTTTACAATTGACACATTTAACCGGGTTTGTCATGGTTAAAGAGTTTATATGTATGCAGCCTGTTGTTTGATATGGCATTTCATAATTATTGGTTTTTAATCAAATAATTATTTTTGTTTTTGTCAATTTCAGTAAGAGTTTGGTCAAGTTCTGCATCACGATCGCGCAGGGTTCCTTCCATGGCTTTAATGGTTTCTTCATTCATTTTTTCTTTAATTGAATTTGGTATGGCCTTTAAAAACTCAACCTTGGTTTTGCCTGTATCAATTACCACATTTAAAAGATTGCGTATTTCAATTGCTGTTTTCACATCAATTTGTTTTTCTTTTAGCTTATGTATTATGTCCATAGCCTCTTGTCTTACATCGGTAAGCGTTATTCCTGTATTATTCATGGTTGTTTTTATTTATTTGTCGGCTTAATACGCCTTTTATTTGAATTAATTTACGTAATGGCTCAGGGTAGTTCTGGCATGTGTTGCGCTGCATTAATTCAGCGTTGCTAATCATTTCAAGATTATCGATAGTACAGTTCATTGTATCGCCGTTTTTAAATACTATATTATAACCACGAGGAATTTTGCCATTTTCTTGCTTCCAAACTACACGGCTTAACGTATCCCATTTTGCTTTTGAAATACGAATGTATTTTTGCATGGTACCTTTCTTGTCTTTTCTTATTGTTATAGCTCCATCATAAAGAGTGTTTGCCGGAAGGTGACCTTTTGTAAAAAATGTGAGTTCAACTTTTTTACGTATTTCGGCAGGCATTTTTTTGCCTTTATTTTCAGGGGTATGCCCTTTTATAAACTGGGTTTGTTTGCCCCGGATATGGCCTTTGGTTAAAATTCCGCTTTGGGGACTTGCTAAAAATTCGGCTGATTTTTTTAAGCCAACAGTAGAAGCATAATTGTAAATAGTGTACATACTGAAACAAATAACTCTTGAAATATCAATTGTGCGGGTGTTGGCGTAATGCTTTTTAATGTACTTTTTTGCTTCCTCGCTCAATCTTCGTCGGTTTAAGTATTTAATGCCCATTGCCCGAGCTTTACTTTTAACCGAAGGATAACTTTTGCATAAATACTGAGCTACGTATTTGGGACCCTTCCCGGGATAATAATTCCTTAAGAATTCAATGTCGTTTGTTGTCCAGTTATTTCTTGCCATAATAATTACCTCACCAATTTTTCAACATACTCACAAAATTCTTTTTGCTCGGCGTCGAAGTTTACAGAAAACAGGTCAAACTCTTGTTCTACGCTTGTAGTGCCTATACATACAACGACATAAAGGTTTTGACGCCCGCAGGCAACGGTAATTCCTGAATGATATTTAATTCCCGGATGTTCTTTGTGCAATTGATTTAAAAAGGCATTAATGGTGGTTACTCTGCTTAGGGTGTCGATGGCAATTAATTGCTCATTGAAAGTTTCTGTTGTGTCCATGCTACTTGCGGATTAATAATTTGATTGCTTAATTGCCTAGCTTGGTTAAATTGCTGTTGCCTGGCGTTGTAATCCCGGCTCTTTATGCCGGGTAAAAGGCTTTGTATTTTTTCTTCGTTACGAAGGAAATACTTTGCCATTTGTACATTATTGGTATATGGGTACACTTCCATATATCGCTCAAGGTGCTCAATGTTTTTCAGCATCAGGAGCCGGTTCTTTCGGCTCTTGCCCTGCTTCATTAGCTTGCGCCGTTGGCGGATGGCTGACAGGATGAATGCTTTTATTTGCTGTGCGTGTTCCATGGCTATAATCGGCTTGAATTAAGTGGTCGCAACATGTGGCCCCACATTTGGGGCATATGGCACTATTCTTTAGCGTGTATGTTCTCATCCTCGCGAATAATCATTAAGTCAAGGTTATCGATATGGGTTTTTACTTCGTCCTGCTCTTGCTGGATGGTGTGCCCGTTGACGTTGGTTGCTCCGTTTTTTTCTTGTTCGAGCAGATAGTTGAAGTAGGCTACGTATGCCCGTTTGTCGCGTTTGTAATTCATAATTAATTGGTTTTTATAGTGATGGGGAATAATTCATGAATAGGAAAAAGAGGGCCGTTGCCGACCAAGTTTCCAATTGTCCGGGTGAATAATATGCTAAAGAGCCCTCTTTTTTTCATTGTTTAAGTTTAAGTTCAACTTTAATCATTTGTTCTTTATTGGTGTTATATATGCTATCTATTCGGTAAAGAATTGAATTACCCAGGCGCAAAATAGTTTCATCATCAATTTTCTCATCACAAGTAATTATAACTGAAGGGATTTTTACAAAAACCGGATCGTCTAATTTTCTAATCTCAAACCAAACTGGGTAAACTACAATGCATGTCATTAAATCCTTATATGTAATTACATCGTCAATAATAATAAGTTTGGTTTCATGATTTAAAACGCGAAAAGGGCTTTTCTTAAATATTTTTTGTATTTCTCTACCCTGAATAAATGCCACACTTTCCGGACTATAATTCTTTGCCATTTCAAGCGCCATTTTTGATTTGCCTGACTTATTTTTACCTGTAATAATTACTGCTTTTTCCATACTGTTTAATTTAAGTTTACACGTTTTACAAATCGGCCATTAATGCCGTACCATATAATGCCGCATTTTAGCACCACAAATCCTTCGGTGGTGTTTATGCCGGCAACTACCTCGGGCTCGCTTGAAATCATGCTGCATTTAATTGTATCGCCTTCCTGTAGTTCGGCAATACTGCATTCTTTATAGTTGGTTTTTTCTTTCATTTCGCTCTTCAATTTTTATGTATATAATGCCGGCAGCAATTACCAGCAGAACAATTAAAACGCTTATGAGTTTTGCTTCCACGGTTAATTAGTTTTTAAATTAAAAGTCGTATTGGATATACTGCTATTTCAGCAGAAGGTGCGGCACACTCCTGAAGGTCTTTTTCAAAATCATTAAGGTTTTGATTTTTCTTAACGCCTAACCTGATGATGAATGCATGCACTGTAATTCCTTTGTCGGTTGTGCCTTCCCATATTCTTGCCGGGATGCCGTTTAGCTCAACTATTGTTGATGTTGATTCGATGGTGATTTTCATAGTTATTTATTTATTAGTGCATTTTTATATGCGTAGTTAATTAAGCTTGCCAGGTTGTGGATGTTAAGTTTTTTGAATATTCTTTTCTTATGATTTTCAACCGTAAATGGAGATATATAGAGCCTGTCACCTATTTCAGCAAAGTTGAATTCCTGTACCAATAATTTTGTAATTTCAATTTCGCGCTTTGTTAATTCAAGATTTAATTTAGGGTGGCAAATCACATTTTCGTCGTTACAGAACCCCCCGCGTAAAGGGCAACGAACATGTTCCAGGTTAAAATTCCAATCGTCGTCAATGTCAATAACATTGTCGTGAAGGCTACCATTGCATTTCCAGTGGCGAAGCACTTTACGGAAGTTTTTATCTGCACATTTTTCGTATAACTCGTTTAGCCTGGCAACTTCTTCAGGAAAATCACGTTCAATAATTTCAAGGGTTTTTTCAATAAATTCAATTTCTACAGGCGAGAAATTAACATAAGTATCTTCTTTCAGATTATGAATTACGATGCTGGTTTGCGCTTCGTTAGCAAATAATTCAATCATTATGCAGTCGTTTTTTCAGGTTCAGGAAAAAGTGTTTCAATCGGCTCATTTCTGTAGTTGGCAATGATCTGCTTTTCAAGCGCATTAAAAGAATTGTTTGCCAATTTGTAGTAGAAAGTTGAAACCGGCATATTATCCAATAAGGTGCAATACTCTTTAATAAAATTTGCAACCTCCTTTTTCTTTTTTTCGTGTAGACTTTTAAAAGTCATTTTTTCCATTTGATTCGTTTTTTCCATTGATTATTTAGAATTTTATTCTTAATATTAGAATACGAATCTAATGGAAGTATTCCGTAAAAACAAATTTTTTCCGTATTTATTATGGAATATTTCTGTAAATATATTGCAAATGACAGTAAATGAGAGATTTAAATTAATCAGAAATGAAACTGGATTTACTCAAGAAGTTTTTGGAGAAAGCATAGGTCTAAAGCAATCAAATATTACAGACATAGAGAGAGGGAAAGCATTTCCTAACTTCAATATTATGGAAATAGTCCATAAAAAATTTAATGTAAATCTCAATTGGTTAATATGTGGAACAGGAAAAATGAAGATTGAAAATTCAAGTTTAGATGTTTTGGATGAATCGGGGAGTCAATATGGTAACCAGAATGATTTAATTGAATGTTTACAGGAAAACAGGCAGTTACAAAAAGAAATACGAAGTTTTATTGAAAACTGTACTTGTGATGCCGTAAAAATGGCTAAAAGCAAACAGGTTTCTTAAAAATTAAGTATATACGGCCTGGCCTGTTAAGTGAAAAACAGGTACAGCAATAAATTAGAAGAGATAATGAACAATGCTGTTGGTATAAAACGCATAAAACAGGAAATTATTTAACAACCTAATAATCGAATAAAATGGAATATATATTAAATGAATTTGCCGCTATAATAAATTTTGTAATTGCATTAATAATTATTATCACATTTTTTGTTTTAGCCTACCGTATTAATGGCATTAAAAAAATATTAGAAACGTCGTTTTCAGATAGCACTCCTGAGGGATTGAAAAAATTGTCTGTAAAAGAAGAGTTTAAAGGCAATATTGATAAAGCAAGAGATTATTTAATGGAAGCCTTATATTATGAGATTAAAAAATACATGATTGAATTTGAAAATGTAAAAGATTATCAAAAGTATAAAGACATTGAAAATATAATGAAAAAATATACCTTAAAAATGGATAAATACAAGGCACCGGTTCCTGAAATAAAGGATTTTTTTTAAGAACAGCAACAGACACAAATAACCATAAAAACATTAACAGACAATTCAGACAAAATGTAAGTAATTGATAATTAATTGATAAAGATAAAATGTTGCGTCCCCTAATCTCCACAACTTCACGCAACTTAAACAAATACAGGTGGTTGCGAGTGTCTGAAAAAAATCAGACACGCTTTTCAGACAAATTAGCGGTTTTTATAGTGTTGGGGAATGCTTCTAAAAATCGCGAATTATGAGAAAAGTTATTTATGTTAAGCCTGAACTAAAAGATTGCTCCGGCGATCTTTCAAAAGCTTGGTATGTGGAATATTCATATCGAAATCCAAAAAATGACAGGCTGGGGCGTTTCCGTATATATAAAGGATTAAGTGATGTGGATGCTTCCTTAAGAAGGAAAAATGCAACCAAAATAATTAAGCTGTATAATGAAAAGCTTATAAACGGATGGTCGCCTTACGAGCCCGAAAACAAGGTTTTTGAAGATCAGTTAGAGTACCACAATATTGCCAGGATATACACCCGGAAGCGCATGAGCAACCAGTCGGTTAAAATTCATTTTTCAGCTTTCCTTGAAGAATGTAAATTGAAGATATCGCCAAAATCATACGAGAGCTATCAGAGTAAAATAAGGCTGTTTGCACAATATATTGAATTGCGCAAAAAAAACATGAACGACATTAGCGATTTGACAAACGATTTTGTAAAGTCTTTTTTTGCCTGGATAATTAAAGAGCGCAACCTTGATAAAATTACGGTGTTGAAGTACAAACAAAACCTGAATGCCCTGTTTAAATATTTGCTCTCGAAAAAGCTAATATTCGAAAATCCGGTTTACAACATACCTATTCCGATAAAAAAAGTTGACAATAAAGCACAGGAATTCTTAATAGAGGACAGGCAGCAACTTCTTCAATTAATTAAAGCGGGAGATCCGCAGCTTTATCTTGCTTGTTTGTTTCAGTATTATTGTGCAACAAGGCCCGGAAGCGAGTTGCGATTGCTTAAAATTAAGCAGATAAACTTTAACGCCGGTGTGGTTTACATCCGGTCAACGGAAGCAAAAAACAACAATTCAAGAGTAATACAGTTGCCCGATAGCTTTAGTAACATCCTGAAAAAATACGGTATACACAATTATAATAAGGAGTTTTATGTTTTTTCGAAGCTTGGTATTCCGGGACCAGAAGCACTGGGAAAAAATACATTGCGCAACCGGTTTAACCATTTTAGGGATTACCTTGGATTAAGTAAGGATTATAAGTTTTATAGCTGGAAACATTCCGGAGCCGGGGCATTAGATGACATTAATATTCCGTTACGTGATATTCAAAAACATCTTGGGCACTCAAGCCCTGGTTATACGGCTATATACCTCAATAGAAGAAGGGGGTTTAAGAATGAAAAGATAAGATATAATTTTCCGGATCCTTAGCACTTAACAATTTCGCACTTTTTTACAACCGGTGCTTTATAGCGAAGATCTACCTCAATTTTCTTCACTAAATAATTGGTATTGCGGATCCTGAATTTCTTTTCCCAGGGAAAGTTAAACAACAAATACGATGGAAAATTAATCCATGTTTCGAAAGTCTGTGCCCGGTTGAGTTTCCAATCAACAAAATTTTTCCAGAGCTGCTCATAAATACCGTATGTGCCGTTAAATGAAAGCTGTAAATCGCCTACTTTATTATTGCCAAAATCAAAATTATTCCATGAACCAAACGGATAATCATCATCGTTGCTGTCTTTTTTTAGTCCATGATACAGCAAATGTCGGTGCGCCATGCCAACTTTATCAATTCGGTATGGCAGGTTTCCTTTTTGACCTACCTGGGGAACCAGCCAGCTTCTTGCGCCATCCCGCACATCTAATCCAAGTGCTTCCCAGTTAACCGATGAATTGCCGGTTTCGAAAATAAGCATTGGTTGTGTGTGGCTGCTGTAATAGTCCTGGTGACGATTATATGCAAGTAAAACAAAATTCCAATCCGGCAGCCCTGATACTCCATCATAAGTTAATTGCATTTCGTAAAATGCATTATTAAGCGTAAGAAGATAAACATCGTTAGGAGAAAAAGAGGTGGGGGTTAATAAAGAGTCAATTTCTCCTATAATTTTGTCTTTAAATTCGGTGATATCCTTAAAATATGTTTCAATATAATAATCAAGGGTTTCCTGTTCTGATTTAATGGCCAGGCTTTCGTATTTTGTTTCGATAAGCTTTGTCATGCTTTTGCCGGCAATATTGTCTATCTCAATGTAATCGGGGTCGTTTAGAATTTCGTCGCCTAATAGAATTTTTACTTTGCCCGAAAATTCATTAACAAAAAAATGAATATTATAGCGGTTGCGTATATTATTAATATAATTAATAATTGACAGTTCTGGAAGGTGTTTAGTGAGATAGGTTTTTCCGGTAACATACCCGGTTATAATACTGGTATAATTACCTGAAGCATATACGGTTAAAATTGCAGTGGTGTTAAATTCGCATATTTTCTTTAAGTCTGCATGCGTTTTAAACCTGTTTTTTTCAACGGTATATCCGTTTTCCTTAAATATTTGTTCTAAAACATAGCCAACGTAAGGGAAGGGCGTTAATATTTCGAAAAATGCAGGGCTAATGTTCTGATAAATGCCTGAAGGATAGTTTTGAAAGATAACGTTGTCCTTATAATCTATTTCGTAGCCGGTATCATCTGCAAAATTTTCGTTATGCACCGGAAACATAGCATATGCGCTGTCGGGATATTGCAAATCGAGGGTTGGAATAACGGCAGGAATATTTTGTTCACCGCCCAACGATAAATCCTGCAGCATCATGTTTTTTGTGCGCTCGTTAAAAGAACCAAGGCCCATACGGAAATACAGGTTAGCGGTTTTGTTGTCTGTTTTTTTTGCATAACAATATACCGGCCACATGTTGCCGCCCTGGTAACCAAGCGTGCCCTGAACGGTTACTGATGGAAGCCCTTTTTTGTCGGGGTAATTAATAAAGCCCAGGGCTTTGTCTAATTCTTTGGTTAATGGCAAATTTAAGGTATATGAAAAAGAACCGTTTGTTTCGAAAAGCGGGTTGTTTAAAACAAACGGAATGGAAATGTCCGGCGGCAACGGTATGTTTTGGTTGTTTATTTCGAGGATAAGCATTGGTTAAATAAATGAGATTGCTAAATTCTTACACTCGGTATAGACTAACATTTCCTGTTCTGTCAATTCATCTATGTTTATTATTGTAGAAAATGGTTGTGTGTCGTCAATAATCACTAATCTTTCTTGCGACCCATGCTGACTGTAATCAGTTTGCGCAACGCAATACTGTAATTCTTCACCTTGTGGTATTTTGCTAATTACTAAACTTCTAAAGCCTTCTACTACGTTTTGTTGTGCCTCGTTTAATTCACTAATCAGGTATTCAATACCTTCATGATTTTCTACGTCATCACCAACGGAATGGACTACGTCAAAATGATCTTTTCTTAATATAAAATTTAATAATTTCATGCTTTTTATTTTTTAATTATTCAACGTCAACGTCTGCTATAATTGTACCGCCCGTAAGGTTTGTAAACGGTTTACATCCGGTTTTCCGCAACTCAACAGTAGCAACCACAGGTGTATCTATTGTTATATAGCAACCTGCGTTGTCTTCCTCAACTTCAAATGTGCCGTCTAAGTTATCTGTAACCGTAACATAGTATGCCCCTATTGCTACAATTGCAGCCACCATTTCGGCGGCAATATCTATTGCAGTCATAACACCACCACCAGAGTTTCCTGTAATTGTATTGGTAGTCGTACCGCCATAATAGTCAATCAGACGGAATGAATTCAATAAATCCGCAGTACATGATATTAGATATTTTCTTTTTGTTCCTGTTGTAATGTTTTCATCCGCAACGTTTAAGGATAAACCTGCTGATAATACCTTAACCGCTTCTGTAGTAGAACTGTACGGTATTTGAATTGCGTTACAGTAGTTTGCGTTTATTTCATTCTGTGCAAAAACAGCTCCATTTATCACTATTTTAGAATCTTTTAAATACAAAACTGGCAAGCCTGCCGCTGTAGCCATTAAGGCAATTCTACTATTATTTATAAAAATTAAGCTCGACGTAACTGCTTTAATTGCATACGGTATAGCTAAAGATGACCCGTACACTTGTAAATTACAATTATTTATCTGTAATTCTGCATTAGAAATATTCATATACCCAAATACCCCTGAAATACCCGAAAGTATGACCTTGCCTCCGGTTGCCGTTACAAAATCCACGTAGCCAGTTTGCCCGTTATAGTTTCCGAATAAAAAAACCGTCCCCCCTGTAATATTTACCCCTCTACCATACGAGGGGGAATTATACAATTTATTAACAACCGAAACACCCGCATCTCCTGAAATCAGATTGCATTGGTCAATAAACATCGTACTGCCGTTATTTACTGCGGTAAGGAATAGCCCTTTTATTGATATAATTGAACCCGCTGCCTGACCGATAATTGTACCAGTTAAACTAACCATGTAGTAATCACCATTTTTAACAGACATTCCATAACTTACGGAAACCGGTACAAGTCTATAAATAGAAGCAAGACCAATCCCTTGTCCATAGATACAGTGACTTGTTGTACTAATCACTTCAACAGCAGTTAATTTTGAAATCGTTCCGTCGTCAACGTGTACTGCATAGTTCGCCGTTGACTTAATTGTTAGAATATTAACGATTAAATACCCTCTTAGTCTCATCGCATAAGACCCCTGAGATAATACGTAATTACCTTTTATTACTAAACTAATTCCTGACGTCGCTTGAGAAGCGTAAATGGCAACTGTATTGATACTTATCGCCTGATCGAATTCAAAGATTGCATTTACGAAATTCGTATAAAAATAGTAGAAAATATAATAGCTACCCGTACCCTTATGGTAAAACGTTCCATAACCAGTGCATTTAAAATCAAATTTATTAGTGGTAACGGTAAAAATATGAATGCTTGACGCAGTTGTTACAACAGCACCAGCTTCAAAGTGAAAATTGACGCCAGGTTTATTCAGCGTTGCCGTAATAGCATATACACCTGTTCTTACAATTATTGTGTGCGGGTAACAAATATCTATTGTAATTGCGTTTGCACGAGCCACTTCGCTCATTGTAAATGAATCCGCTGCAATTGCCGTTATAAATACAGACTTAGTGGATGAAGTTGACGTTGAACTAAACACTTGTTGTCCTATATATAACTTAGCAATATCTTCCGGCGCTACGCCAGTAACTTCTGCGCTTGCATTTGTAATAGTACAGTCGATAGTTTCTTCGGACGTAATTTGCGTTAAAGCATATGCTACGGTAGCGTATGGCGCAATAATAGAACCATAACCAACTGCATCCGTACCACCGTTTGCAACGTAAACTGTTTTTTGGTTTAAAAGGCTAACTATATCTACGTCAATCCTGCTTTCTGCCTCGTTTCGGGTTGCACGAAGCGGCCTGACAAAATTAAGGGTTGTTTCGTCAGTTATAGGTGTACCTTCGTCGGCAATGGTGTGGCCGCCACCCTCTTCATCCGTATTATCAATCTTCTCCCATACCGTTCCATTAAAAACAATATTATCCTTAGCCTGCCAGTCGGCCTCACCATCAATCTCGGTGGTTCCGGCAACGTTTACTGTATAATAATGCCCTGTAGTGCCTGTGCTGCTGACTAATTCGGGTGTGTTGGTTGTGGCGTTCCATACTCCCTGGTATTGCATTGCGCCTACAACGGCTGCCGGTAGTTGGGCAATGGGTATTTTTGTACCGGCATCAAGTGTGGCTACTCCGTTGGCGGCTGCTTTTTCGGTTGCGTCAATCTTGGCTTCCCAGGCTTTTGCCTGTGCATTGCTAACGGTTTTGTCTTTTACCGTATCGGTGTCGGTTTCATCAACCTGGTTTTGGTAACGGTAGGGCAATACATATCCGGTGCTTGCTGTTAATGCCAACAATACCGGGTTTACTATACCGGTGGTTGGGCGTGTGAGGGTTAATGCCCCGGCGGTTGCCTGCGAAACAAAATATAGCGAGCCTGGTGTTAAGCTGCTCAAGCCTTCAGCTAAGCCTACCTGTACTATCCTGAAAAATTCAGCTTCAACCAGCACTACTATAAAAATGCCCACGGTAGCCGTACTATTTGCACGTGCTTTCTTGTAAATTGTGCCATCGTGGTAAACGGCATTGCCAACCGAAAAGCCATGCCCCGCCTGCTCAACGGTAAAGGCTATTTGCGTGGTAAGCCCGCGGCTGTCCTGTATGGCGGTTAATAGTTGCGTAAATGAACTATTGCCAATAGGCCCGCTAATTGCCTGGGCATGATTGCTTGTATAATTAGCATCTATATAGTCTTTTATTGCTTGCAGATCGGCGTCCATGGTGTATATTTTTTATTCAAAATCGGGTTCGGCTTCTTCAAAACCGGTGAAATAATCATAATAATAATCGTCGTTGTAATCTCCTTTAATTGGTATTTCATCATCAGAGTATGCGTTATCGATAAATGCACGTTCGTAAGTAAGTACCAGGTCGTATATGCGCGAATTATCGCTGTGCAATTCCACTTCGTCGGTGTTGAACAGAACAGGAACCGTGCGCCCGTTAATTACTTCGTAGGCTTTTTCGCTAAGTTCAATTTGGCGGGCATAGTTTTTCCAATCCTGGGCGTACAAATCGCCACTTATGTTATTCATTATCCCAAAATTGACGGTAAACTTCCGGCTTTCTTCCTGGTTAACCTGCATTACTTCCCTGTCTTTTGATGTATAATCAACCGGCAGCAACATGCTAACCTGGGTGCGCGTGTAATTAGCTTTTGCCGTAGCTATTCCGGTCGCCCGCATGGTATCGAAACCACCAAGAGAATTTTCGAATATAAAAAAGCGGGTTTGCTTATAGAAGGTTGAATCGAGGTAATATATCCGCTTTTCGGTTAATGCACTGGCGGCATTGTCTGTGAGCCACACTTCGTAATAATCGACAATTTTTAACGGATCTACATCGCCCAGCTCCATTATCTGGAAACCAACATTACACTCAATTACATCGTATTTTGCCACATCGGCAAGCGTTTCTTTCAGTACCGTATCGGTAGTTGCATCGGTGTAATAGAGTTTTACGTATAGTTTTACGGTACTTACAAAATTCCAGTGATGGATGTAAAAAAGTTTTTCAATTTGCGTAAGGCCTACTTTTTTGTTGTTTGGCTGTAGCGTTAAGAATTTGTGCGAGGTGAGTAAACGGCTCCACCAATTGTCGCCCTGCTCATGGTAATAGGCCATTTGCATGAAACTAGATTTCCCTTTTAAGGTGTAATACGTGCTACTTGTATATACTTTTTTGTTTACAGCCGGAAAACCGTAACTCTCCCAATAGCGGAAGTAATAAGAATGTACTGGTTCGGTGCGCTGAATTAATAGCGTATCGGTAGCCTCGGGATAAGTAAAATCAGTTGAAACAAGGCTGGTAAGTACTTTCTTAATATCAAAAAGGGCGTGTAAATCTTCATCCGGATCCGCTTCCATTTCGCTTCCTTCTACCAGGCCGTCGGCGGTGTAAATTGCCAGGTTAATTTTAAAGTTTTCGCGGTATGTAGGTGCAACACCTGCCACAACACCGCTAACTGTAAATGTTAATGTTCCGGTATAAGTTGCTAGAAAGTTGTCTTCAGCTGCTTCCCATGCTTCAATAGTAATAGTTAATGAATCTTCTGAAATTGTAATTTCATACAATTGATCAAAACTGTAATTTGAGCGAATGGCATTATATAAATTATCAACAAAATCTTCAAGAGTACCAGCACCTTTTGACGGAAATTGTAACCCTGAATCATCCGGATTGTCTTTACATGTAAAAGTAAAAATACTATCGGTGCGGGTAATTGTTATGGTATCATCTTCCACGGCTCCAACAGTAACGGTTAAAGCTACTTTGCGCTTTGTTCCGGCAGATATTTGAAAATTGTCGGTGAGCAAATCAATAAAGGTTGAGTCGTCAGACAAAACCACAATGGGCGGAGCAGATGAAAGGGTTAAGGCCATTTAATCTTTCTTTTTATTTAATTAATAGTCCGGTTGCTATTCCGGTAATAGACCAAAACCACCATTTTTGATAAAATTTTCGTGGTTCGGGTTTAATAACTATATTTTGTGCTGATATTAATTTAGCATTGGGATCGGGGAAGGATATATCCAGAACAAGTTCTTTTTGCTTTAGAAATCCTGTTCTTTTCCAGTACGATACATTTGTAAAATCGATTAAATAGGTGTAATTAAAATCCATGTACGAAGGATAAATAATTCCGTTAAAATCAAGATAAGTTGTGTTGTAGTTAAATTTCTTCACAAAACTTGAATCGATACCATTAATTAGCAAGGTGTCGTAAATAGTAATTGTATCATGATAGGTTACCAGTAATTTGGCCTCTAAATACGATACAAGATTGTTCAGGTTTTTCACCTGCTTTTTAAGACCAAAATTGTTGGTTATTAATTCATCGGCAATAGCTTTTAGCTCTTTATTGGTAATATTAATAGCCTTAATTTCAGCAATTATTGCATTGTTTTGCCCCTGGTAATAAGTAATTGTATCGTTTTTTGATTTAATTACCTGCTTGTAATCGGCTATTTTGCTGTTTATATTAAAATAAACAGTAATAGCTGATAGCAGAAAGCCTATAAGTGCAGCTAATATTAATGTGGTTTTTATTTTCATGATTTTATTGAAAATTTTTGTGGATAATTCCTTATTTCCTGGTGTGGACGGTCCCAGCCCATTTCGTCTTTTTTATTTGTCCATAACATACCCGAATGCAAGTAAAGTTTTTTAGGTATTTTTCCTTCTCTCTTGAGCCTGTCCCATACGCTTCTGTATAAGGTTGATATATATACAAGCCTTTCGGTATTCCAGTTAATTTCACCATTTACAAAAGCACAAAGATCAAGGGCAAGTGATTTGCCTTCAGTATCTTTTAACTGGTGATAGCTTTTATTTATGTAGCCATCTTTGGTTGACCATTCGTCATTGTATAATTCATTTTGATAAGAATCGCTTCGTAAACCACCCCAGTCGGGAATTGAAATATCAATTGCACTTTCTTTAATTGTTTCTTCGGCGCAAAGCTGAAGATAGCGGTTAACTGTGCTTAATATGTTGTTTGAGCGATTACTGAATTTGAACATCCTGACCATCCTTTTTTTCGCCTAATGAAATAGTTGCCAATAGTGTAATTAATCCTGAAAGCAATCCGCAAATTGCCACAATACCTGCTACATTATACTCTTTATCAAGAAATACAACCCCATATATATAAGCCAATCCCATTAACAATGAAAGGATAATAATTACTGTAGCTGATGATAATACTACTACCCTTTTAGAGGAAGTGTTTCCGTTTCTATCCTTAAGTAAGGTGTTTTCATTATTTTTCATTGGTGCGATTTTTATTGGTTTTAAACTCATCCAGCATTTTATCGTCTTTACGGCGTCGGCGGGTAATAAGAAACTGATCGTAAATTTTCATCATGTAATATGAGATCATAAATGTTGTAAGTATAATTCCGAGTAGTATACTTATTGCAGGCCAGTGTGGGTAGTTTATAATATTAACTAACATAGTTAATGCGTAACCACTGGCAGGGATAGCTTCTTTCATATCTATTCTTTTTGCTTCCAAAGATTGACTTTTTAGTATCGTTTATAAAGGACACGCTTATGTGTATTATTCAAAGTTTTCAATTGCATTTGCTTCGTTTATATGTTGGCGCCCTTCGCGCCATGTGCTTGGTGGCACTATGGCAACAGGCGGTGTTTTTAGGTACTGTACCATTAAGCTCATCACTTGACGGCTTGCAGCCAGCTCAGCTTTTAAATCAGAATTATCTACATTAATATTATTGGTTACCGGCTGGCTGTAGCCAACACCACCCCCGGTGGTATACCCGCGGGTATAGTTTATTGCTTCGTTAAGCCCTGAATAATTTAGTGAACGCAAGCGTTTTGGCTCAACGTAACTCGAAATAAAATTTGATATTACCGGATCCTGCATACCTTCCTGGTTAACTACATACTCGTTGGCATGCACGGTTCCTTTAGGTTCGTATTTTCTTCCGGGGCCGGTATGGCCACCTGACCAAAAATTGGAAGCTGCTGCATAATTAGACCATATAGCGGCTTCGTTAGCAATGGTGCGGATAATTGCCGCAGTAGTAAGCGCCACCCTTAACGATTGAGTTAAATCGGCGGTAACTACAGGATTTGAGTTTATACGGGCAAGTTCAACACCACCTTCCATTAATACCATGCCCGATGATAAAATAGCCTGCCTGAGTGCCCACTTTTTTTCCAACTTACGTTTTTCTTCATCAAGCTCTTTTTGTAGTTGTTTTTGCTTTTCAGCGTTTCCTTCAGCTGCTTCAATTCTGTAATTATAAGCCTGTTCAATAGATTGTATCTCGTTGCTTGATGCCATCTGGAACATTGAACTTATGGCATCTGTGGCATAATGCATGGAGTTTATCCATTCATCTGTTGTACGCCTTTTGCTGTCGAGTATTTCCTGGTCAATTAAGGCAACCCTGTCTTTATACTCGGCTAAGCTTATTATTTCAGCTTCGAGCATTGCATCCAGCATCACCTTTCTGCCTTCAAGCGTTTCCTGGTATTTCTGAATTAAATAGGTTGATTCATCCTGAATGGTTTCTTCATCGGGGAATGGATCCATTTTATTTTTTTCACCCTCAGGGAAGTATTTATCATAAATAGCCTTGCTTGCTTTATAATATTCTTCTTCGCTTAACAGGCGGGCTGCTTTATTTTCGTCAAGGGCTTGCATTTCTATAACAAAAAGTTCCTTTTGTTTTATTAGCCCATATTGCTTGCGTAGCTCAAGCAAGGCTTTTTGCAGGTCTTCTTCTGATTCAATAATATTTTCGGCGAAAGGCCTAATTTTTGACGCCTTTTCTAATTCCTTATTAATAAGAAACAATGAATTTTCAAGAGTATAAAGTTCTCCTGCTTTTTTTGCCATATCGCCAACTAAAATGTCTGCTAAATCAGAATCTCCCAACTCCCTTTTTATTTCAACAACTTCGTCGCTAAGAACATTGAACAATTCTTTAAGTTCTGAAACTGATAATTTAGAAATAGCCGCGTTTAGTTTATTTATTTGCGCTTCAGTTGTGTCCAGAACCTCTTTTTCTATAAATATTCCCGGACTTATTTCTTTCAATTCTTTTTTCAGCAATCCAACTTCACGCAAAAATTTTAATATTTTTTCTTTATTAATAATTCGCTCAGTGTTTTCAAGTTCCTTATTAAAATTGCTTTGTTGTTTTGTTGCATCTTTTGCCTTCGTTCGAAATAAAAAAAACGCACTTGCCGCTGAAGTTAAAACGCTTACCAATAACCCAACTGGGTTTGATTTAACTACAGTATTGAATACCCTGGTTGCTGCTGCTGCTAAATTTGTATATACTGTATATTGTTTTGTGAGATGCCCCGCCAATAAAATTGCCAATCGATAGCTAACGAGCGCAGTAGTACCAACCGCAATGATTTTTAAAAATAAACCTATGCCTTTTACCAGCCTGTCAAAATTTATATATAGAGATATAACTACCCTTTCAAGAAACTCCATAACGCTTGTTTTCATAAATAGCGCAGCAAAATCTTTAGTTAGTTTTTCTAATGTTGCACCAAGCGTTGCATTTTTAATATTAAATTCTTCCTGTAACGACGTTCCTTTTTCAAATTCTTCGTTGGCTGTTCTCTGTGCTTCTCTTATTGTATCAGTATTTTCGATAAGGGCACCTAAAACGGCAGCAGACCTTTGCCCTTCAACTCCCAGCATTTCTAAAGACTTAACCATTCCCGTAACGCCTCCTTCTGTAGATTTTGCACTATCGAGCACAGTTAACAACGCTTCATTAGTGTCGCTGGCAAGCAGGTCGCTTAATTGCTGTGTTGACATACCCGCCATTTTTGCGTATCTAGGAATGTCTTTACCAATAGCTATTATTAATTTTGAAAATACAGTTGACGACACTTCGGCAGTTTGCCCAAGCTGATCCAGGGCAGCAGCAAGTCCTAATGTATCTGCCGCCGATATATTTGCATTTGGGGCAATACCTGCTACCCGCTTGGTGAATTCAACCAAATAACCTTCACTGGCGGTTGATGCCGCACCAAGTGCGTTAATGGCTGAGCCTATTTTCATCATACCTTCTTCAAGTCCATATTCTTCTTTTATTTTAAAAATGGCAACTAATTTTCCGATGTGGTTTATAGCTTCTTCAGTATTTCCTCCTAGATCTTCGCTAAGGGCAACATTTATTTTATCAGCCGCCCGTACAAACCCTTCCACGTCTTTTATTCCAGAAATTCCCAATTTCCCGGCTATGCGCGCAAGGCCTAATAATTCTTTATTCGCGGTGCGGGTATCAAATGTTTTAAGTGTTTTATAAAGTTCTTTTACTTCCTTATCAGTAAGTCCTGTTGTTTTTCTTACATCGGCAAATGAATCGGAAAGCTCTGCATTGCCTTTTATAATACTGCTAAATTTAAACGCTATGCCGGTTAATGTGGCAATAACCGAAGCGCCCAAAAGGGCAAAGCGGTTAAAGCCATCGGCAATTTTACCCATTGATTGGCGCATGCCATTGCCTCCGGATTTAACCTTATGCATTTGTGCTTCTACCTTTTTAAGTTCAATATCGAGGCGTTTCCATTGTGCGGTGCCGTAGGTGGCATTATCCATTTGAGCTTTAAAAAGTTTTTGCTCCTGGCGAAGTTGTTTCATGGTAAGCCCGGTAAGTCCTATCTCGCTACGAAGCTCTTTCATCCGGGCATCGTTTGCATCAATTGCAATACTATTTTCTTTAATTGCTTTTGTAACTGCCTTATATTCTTCGGTTTCTTTTTTGCCGGCAGCTTCTAATTTCTTTTTTTCAAGTCTGAGTTCTTTAGTTTGCTGTACCAATTCGCGGGTTGATTGTTCCAGATCGCCAAGCTCTTTTTTGCTTTTATCGCCGTTAACTATAATGTTAAGTTTAAGATCTTCGTCGCGTAATGTTTTTCCCATGGTTAATTAAATTGAGAAAATTCTTTTTTTAAATTGTTAGCCACTTCATCCGTAAGTCCGTACATTAATTTATAGGCAATGGCATTGTAATGGCCGAACGTGTACTTGTTATATATGGGGTATGCTTTTCGCCTTGTTTTTCGCTTTTGTAATCGGTCAATATTGCTTGATTGCTTTCGGTTTTTTGGTTTAATATCCAGCACACGGCCATAACCGGGTATGGTTAGGGTTAGTTCACCATCAAGATCATTGCCGCCTGAAACATGCTGTTCGCGTGAAGTATCGAGCCGGTTTGAATGAAATGTAAGCAACCTGCGTATTGCTGCCGTTTGGTTTTTATTGAAGCGTTTGGCTTCTTCCTGCAGTACTTGTTTTACAAAGGCTTTTTTTACAAGTGTTTCCATGCTTCGAAAGTAGCATTCAGGCAATGCGGTGTAAAGGACAAAACGGGGGAATAAAAAAACCTTCAAAGGTTTTAAAACCTTTGAAGGTTTGAGTATTTCAGAAAATAAAAAAAACTATGGCTATTTAACGGTATTAAGTATTGCCCAGGCTCTAATGCGTATGGTAGGGCTACCCAGGTAATTGACTGACATTACACGAAAACGGCCACCCTGAAGGGTTCCTTCCCAAACTACGGATGCTTGTGTTCCGGTAATTGAAAGCGTTTTGCCGGTTAGCGCAATCCATTCGGCGGTTGATATGGGCTGCCATTGCAAAATAGCTGCAGCGTTAATGGTGGTGTCTGAGTCAACGCTGTCGGCAATAAACGATAGCTGGTAATTAACCGCTTCTAACATCATTCCGGCATCGTAGGTGAAATACACGATACTGTCGGCGCCGGTGGCAACGGTATCGGGTGTAAAGGTTACAATTTTATGATCGGGCATTACTGCCTGTGCCTTTGTTTGGTTTTGTATAAAACAAACGGATAAGGCTAAAAACAAAAACATTAAAAATTTTCTCATTGGTATACTATTTAAATTATTAATAATTAGGCTAAAAGTATAGATGGCGACAATTGGTAGAAAGGACAAAAAAGTATATAAAAAAACCTTCA